AAGGAATTGGGACGCAATAGGTTTTTAGAAATTTTAGTCGAAAACAATGAGTAATGCGCTTAATGTAACCGTACAGGGTTTTGAGGAATTGAAAGCAAAGATCAAGGCTCTAGCAAACGATAAGGATAAGAAGCGAGAAATGCTAATTGTTTTAAGACAAGTAGCGAAACCAACTTTGAATTCTTCTAAAGCGATGGTTCCTGTATCGACTAAAAGCCATATTGCACGAAAGAAAAAAATTCTTTCTGGTAACCTTAAAAAATCCTTAGGATTAATAACTGGTAAAGGTCCTGAACCTACTATTTATGTAGGTGCTCGTGCGAAAGGAAATAATGATGGTTGGTACGCGCATTTTGTGCATGATGGTGTTAATATTTACAACAAAGGATTTAAGCGAAAGCGAAAAAAAGGAGCTAATAATAACTCAGCAAAAAGGCGCACGGCTGGAAATCCTTTCTTAAAAAACGCTTATCAACAAACACAATCATCCGTTACTGCTGACGCTGAAAGAAAAATGGCAGCATTTATACAACGCCGAATTAATAAATTAAGTTAATCGCTATGTTAGAAGTATCTGAGGAAATAACCGCTTTTTTATTGGCTAATGTGGCTTTTACTACGGTAATGGCAACAAGAATATCGCCGTTGGTTGCTAAGGAGGGAACGCCATTTCCATTTACTACTTATGCGGTTAGTGAGGAGCCACTAAGTAATGATGGTGATGAGACAATGATTACTTTATTCTTTTGGTTCGATCGCGAGAGTTTTAAAAAATGCGCTTCGTTTACAAGTGTTGTAAAAAATATAATTAGGAATAAATACGACTGGATGTCATCATCAATAGAGTTAAATGAAGATAGTCTTGGGTTTGTGGGCATTATTAATTTAAAAAAACAATAATATTATGGTTTATGCTGGAAAAAATCTAAGGATTAGAGTAGATGGAAAAACGGTTTTCCACGCTACTGAATGTAGTTTTACTACATCAAGAAATATGGAGTCAATTGCCTCTAAGGACACAAATGGGGAACAATCAACAACAGGGAATTACTCATGGGGTGTTTCGACTAACTTTTTAATGGCGAAAATCCCAACGGCGTCAACTACGCAAACAGGGAGTAAAGAATTATTAGATAAGTTTCAAGAAGGTACTGAGGTAGACATCCAGTTTACAACGAATATCATTGGTGATGTTATTATTTCTGGAATGGCATTTATTGAGGGAATAAACCTTTCTGCTCCTACATCGGGTGCGGCAACTGGTGACGCTTCTTTTAAAGGGAATGGCGATTTTTACACTGCTAATGTAATTGCGTAATGAAAGGACTAGAATTAAAAATAAACAACAAAACCTTTAAGCTAGTATTTGGCTTAAAGGTTTTTAGGATTTTGGGTGCTAAGTGGAATTTACCAGGACTCAATGAAGTTTTTGCGCGAATTCAATGTTTAGATTCTAAGGATAAGAATTTAACATTTGAAGCTATGGATGTTCTTGAAGATTTATTAACAGCAGGAATCGAAGCGGGAAACAATCCTGATTACGTTCCTGGTACTGTATCCATTTTAGATGAATTTTTTAAAGATCCTAATGCTATTAAGGAATTGACTAATGCGCTTGTATCGTCTATGCCAAGGCAACAACCGGAGGAATTGGGAAAGCCGAAAGCGACCAGAACGGTAAAGAAGTAAAATCCTATGATTGGGATGATCTTGAGGAAATTGCCCTTGGTGAGTTAGGTTTAATGTATGACTACTATTATTCACTTACACCAAGGCAGTTTTTTAATACCTTAAACGGTCGCCGTAAACACGAAGATTCGCTAAGTAAAGAACGATGGATCCTGGCGCGCAAAGTAGCTTATTTTGCAGTAGTAGCTAATTTAAAAGATCCTGTAGATGAAATTAAATTCATGCCATTTCCATGGGAATCTAAAATGATCTTGGAAATGAGTGAAGCCACAAAATTAAAACAAATAGAAGATTTGGAAAACTCAGATCTTTTTTGGGAGGAACAGGATAGAAAAGAAAGAGAGCTTGCAGGGATGTAAGCTCTTTTTTTTTGTTTCAATATTTGATACAAATTGTACACAACTATTTTTAGTCTTAAAATTACTTTTATACCTACTTATAAAATTAATCAATGGCATCTTTAGCAAGTATAAATATACGTTTTAAAGCGGATTTATCACAGTTCTCCAGCGAGATGCAAAACTCTTTGCGTGAAATTGACAAGTTTGGTCAAAAAATGCAAGCGGTTGGTAGTCGGTTAAGTGGCTTTATTACTTTGCCACTTCTTGCGGCGGGTGCTGCTTCTATTAAGTTTGCGTCTGATTTTGAGGAAAGCACGAATAAAGTTGATGTGGCTTTTGGTCCAGCCTCACAAGCGGTTAAGGATTTTTCTAAAACTACTTTAGAATCTTTTGGCATCGCCTCAGGTTCTGCTTTAGAAATGGCTTCACTCTTTGGAGATATGGGAACTTCAATGGGAATCCCGCAGGTAGCAGCTGCTAAAATGTCAACTTCTTTAGTAGGATTAGCGGGTGACTTAGCTTCATTTAAAAACATAGGAATAGATCAAGCACAAACAGCACTTGCTGGAATATTTACTGGCGAAACAGAAAGTTTGAAGCGTTTAGGTGTGGTAATGACTGAGGCGGCATTACAGGAATATGCTTATGCTCAAGGAATACGTACTAAGGTTTCTGAAATGGATCAGGCTGAAAAAGTACAATTGCGTTATAATTTTGTGCTTTCAAAAACTACAAATGCACAAGGAGATTTTGAGCGTACCGGTGGTGGCGCGGCAAATCAAATGCGTATTTTTCAAGAAGTACTTAAAGAAATTGCAACCTCATTAGGTCAAGTGATACTGCCTATTTTTACTAAAATAGTTACTAAAATAAACGAATGGCTTAAGTCATTTAATTCGTTAAGTGAAGGTACTAAAACTACAATTGTAATAGTGGCTGGATTAGCAGCTGCTATAGGTCCTTTATTAGTTGTGATAGGTGCGGTGGCGTCAGCAATACCTGTAATTACTGCGGGTTTTGCCGCAATGGGTGTAGTGACTGGGGCAACACTCGCGCCAGTATTAGCTATTGTTGCCGCGCTAGGTGCTGTAGCTTATGTGGTGGCTAATAATTGGGGTCCAATAAAGAAAACCTTAGTTGAAGTGGCTAATTATTTTGTTGATCTGTATAATAATTCAACGGTTTTTAGAGGTGCTATAGAATACATCACGATGTCATTTCAAAATATGTGGGCGGTGGCTAAGTTGGTTTTTAATAACCTTTTAGCAACTGTTGAGTTTGTAGGTAATAATATTTTTAATTTCTTTAAAACCTTGGGTGGATTGATTAAGTCCGTTTTGACTTTTGATTTAGATGGAATTAAAAATGCGTTGTCGTCTGGTTTTTCTACTATTGGAAAAGATGCCGTGGCTTTCTTTAAAAAATTATCTGATAATACTAAAGCGACTGCTAACGAAATAGGACAAAATGTAACAACAGCGTTAAAAAATACAATGGATGGTAGAAATATACCAAAAATTGTTATTGCTAAAGATAAAGTAGATGCAACAGCTGTGACTGATGCGGTTGCTGAAGCGGTTGTAAAAGGAGCAAATGGAAAAGCAAGTACTGATAAAACACCACAGGTACAAGCATTAAGTAATACGCTAAAGCCTGCGGGATTAGCCGATGTAAAAGGAGCACAAATAGGACCAGTAGATGTAAAGGTACAAGGCGAAGCGATTGAAGGTTTAGCTGACAAAATGCTTTATCTGCAAGAAGTTGGTCAGGCAGTTGGGGCAAGCGTAGGAGACGCTTTTGCTACTTTAACAGGAAATATTATAACGAGTTTAGGACTTGCTAAAGATGGTTTTCAAGGGTTTATTGGTGGTTTAGTGCAAACAATTACAAAATTAATTGCCATGATGCTAGCCTCTTCAATATCGCAATCTATTGCGGGTGCGGCTGCCTCTGGAACGGCAACTGGTCCAGCCGCAATATTTACAACACCAGCGTTTATCGCGACTGCTGTAGGTGGAGTTTTAGCCGCATTTGCTGCAATCCCTAAATTTGCAACGGGTGGTATTGTGGGCGGTTCGTCTATGTATGGTGACAAGATATTAGCGCGGGTGAACAGCGGTGAAATGATTGCTAATGCATCACAGCAAAAAGCGATTTTCGGCGCAATGAATTCCGGTTCTAATGTTCAAGTGCTTATTCCAGAAATAAAACTAAGAGGTGCTGATATTGCAATCGCTTTTAATCGATCTAATGAAATTAATAAGCGTATATCATAATGAGTTATTACATCGACATCATAGACACTATAAGTCCTGAGACACAATTAGTAATTGAGTTAGCATCTGCTAGCGGAATCACTTTAAACTGGAGTGGTAGCGATACTAAGGATGAAATGACAATTGTTGCCAGCAACTTACAGTTTGATATGCTGAGCAAGTCAGGAGCTGATGCGGCGTTTATTAATTTTTTTAGTGGGGATGAAACTCGTTTTCTTGTTTTGGTCAAAAACAGTGTTACGGATGCCGTTATTTGGCGGGGTCATATTGTTCCTGATCTCTATTCAGAACCGTATGAAAAACCGATGTTTGTGAATTTTGTCGCTAGCGATGGATTGGGCCGTTTAAAAGGAAAATACCTTCCAATTGATTACTACGATCAGGAAAAATCGCTAATTGCAATTTATTGTGAGTTGTTGAAATTAACAGGTTTAGAAATGGATTTGTATTTCAATCCTGCTATTGAGAATTCTTTAAATAAAGACTGGAATACGATATATCTTGACACGGCTGCTTTTGTAGACAAAGACAAAAAACAAGACGCGTATAATATATTAGAAACAGTATTGAAAGATACGTTATGCGTGTGCTATCAGGCAGATGATAGATGGTATATTGAAGGAATCAACACTAGGCAAATACCTCGTGTAACCTATAAAAAATACAATTTCAATGGTATGTTAGAAGGTACTGTACGATATGATCGTTTAAGAAAAAATATTACTGCGTTAGTTACGCCTACAGTTACAATCATACCTCCTTACAATGAAATAAGTGTTTCTCATCAAAAAATAGATTCCCTATTTCCTGAAACTATTGATCAGGAAGTGAATGACGGCTGGGTGGTGCAAAATGGCTATGTAGCGACAATATTCTCAACTGATTGGATAGGAAACAATGGAATGTTAGAAAACTGCGTAGCTCCTGATTATCGAATAGAGCTGCCGCATCGTATTACGAATAGAACAAATCGCAGAACAGTTAATCCTAATTTAAGTAACGCTGTTGTAGGTACTGCGTTTATCTCGCTAAGAAAAAAAATATACATGAATCGAGGGCAAAGAATAAATCTTTCGTTTTCGTTTATGCTTGAAAAAGCGTCTAAAAATAGAAAAAATCCAGAAAATTTTGACTTGTGGAAAAACATATTTAAGTACGAAATTGTTTTAAACAATACGGTTATTTATTCCAATTTTGGAAATAACGTAGCTTTTTATGAAGATCTTAATTTTGATCAAACATTAAAAGCTGCACTTAGTTTTGATCATATTTTTAAAGAAGAAGGATTACTGGATGTTAGGATTTATGAGTTAGGTCAAACAATCGAAGTTACCAATATTGATAACATTATTCTTGAAAAAGCTAAAATAGAAACGTTTGGTTTTCAAGAAATTGAAACTATTACAGATATAATAAACGCTAATTTCACTGTTGATAAAAAAATTGAATTAACCTATAGCGACGACAAGTCAGGAATGGCTTTAGGTTTTAGATTAGCGAGACTAAAAGAGGCTAATTCTTTTTATCAAACAATCATAGTTCCTGTGCTGGATAAGTTTACGTTCAACGGTAAGTTCTATTGTTTAGTGCAATTATCTGGTGCTAATTTAATAAGAGAGAATCAATACCAGGTGTATGGTACTGGCTCAAGCTTAGTCACTATTGTTGATGTTGTTTATAACCTTAATGATGGGGAACAAATGGTAGTTGAAACAGAGACTTTATACCCATTAAATCAATTTACAGTTAGAAAATATGCTATTAATGACTTTATTGGCACGAGGAATAAGTGGGAACAATGGACGGATTCTTATTATAAAATAGAGCGCACAGCGTATGCGCAAACCGTTATAAATATTTACCGTAGAATGTTTAATTCAGTTAGTGAAAAGCTGGATTTAACTGCGCTAAATGCGTTAAAGTTTAATGATCTTATATTGTTTAAATACACGTCTATAAAAGATTTTTTTATAATTAATTGTTCATGGAATTTAGACGAAAACAAAACTAGTATTACAGCGGCACGTGCTATTTATGCGGATAATGTGCTTAATAATCCTCAGGATCCTAACATTCCTCCTGTTGTGAATATTGCTGGTACTAATGATATTTATTTACAAAGCGGTCAAAGCTCAATATTTTTAGCGGCAACCGCTTATGATCCTGATGGTTTTATAGTTTCTCAGGTTTGGGAAAAGATAACTGGTCAAACAGGCGATATTATTAATAATCCTGATCAATTGACAACTATAGCAAGCGGGTTAATTGGTAATGAATACAAGTATAAAATAACTGTTACTGATGATGCTGGTGCAACGGCTTTTGATTTTGTAAACGTATACAGAATTAGTAAATATACAATAGCATTAGATTTATTTAATTTTGTTTTTACAGATCCTCTTTCTTCGCCAGCGGCTTTTTACGCATCAACTAAATATGTAATAAGCGGATTTGGTGCAATGGGATCTGAAGTGACTTTGCAAATCAATGGCTCTATGGGTGTTAAAGAAGTTCTTAGAACATCATCTGACGCTTTAGATGCTAGAGTAACGATTGTTAAAAATGGAATTGCGGTAGGGATTTTAGATGCAGATTCTAATGGACGGATTAAGGATATAAATTTCTCAATTAGTTTTACTCGAAGTGATAGAGTTGAGTTTTGGTTGTTGACAAAAGTTAGAACTAATGTACAAAACTTAGCACAGGTTACTGTAAATATAGGTAATGTAATTGTTGTCGCTGGTAGTGCTGAAGTAACTGGTTTGCCAATTTCGATAATGCAATATAGAGGAACACTTTAAACTGAATTATGCTAACAGATGTAAAAAGAATCGGTTTAGGAAATAGTAAGTTTCCAGCAATT